GCCGCCCCGCGCCCCGCCCGCCCCCCCCGGGCGCGGCCGCCCGTCCCCGACCTCCCCCCCCCCGACGAAGGACCCCTCGCCACCCTCCATCGAGTGGGCGGAGGAAGTCATCTGCTGGAGCTTCCCCCCGCCCGGCGTCTCGATGAACGTCTTCGCTACCTCGAGGTCGTACTTGCGGGCGAGCGACCCCTTCTTCTGGCAGAACGCCCTGACCATGCGGATAGTATTCTGGGTTTGAGCCTCCGACGTAGCTACGATCTGCACCAGCGGCATACTCATAGGCTTCGCGCGCACCCCAAACGGCTCATGGCGATCGAAGCCGTCGAACCGGCAAGGGCCGAGAAGCTCAAACAGGCACAGCGCGGCAGCGAACGGGGAGTTATGGGTAACCACCATCGTCTCCCCAACCAGATACAGGCCATCCTCAGCCTCCACAGTGATGCAGCGAGCATCAACCGGAGGGACTCGGTGGACGTTGACGATGGTTCGCCCGTTCTGGAAGCTTCCTAGAACCTCTTCGGGCACCCCTTGGGCGCGCAACTCCTCCTTGTCGACGTCGGGGAGGCGGAGATTGAAGCGCCCTTCGCGAGCCATGGCGCGCACATCGAGAGTGCGGCGCTTGCGTTTGGCTGAACCAACGAACTCATCCACCGTGAACAGATGCTCACCAGTGGCAGTAAGGACCGTCCCGTCAGAGAGCTCCACTTCCCATGTGTCCCACTGCCCTACGGGATGCAGTTGCGTAACGCGTGTCGGCTTGCCGGAAGGATGGAAGACGTAATCTCCCTCGCGCAGGGTTCCTATAGTCTTCCATCCGTCAGTCGTCAAGATTTTGTGACGCAGATCATTCGCTTTACCGGAACCCTTGCTTAGCCTTCTAATTCCCTGCCTGTACACAAAGGAACCCTTATGATTCAGGGCGTAGAAGTGAGCAAGGAACTCGATCTGCCGGTCCGTCGGAATGAACGGCTGTCCAGCGCGAGGCCCGTTCGGCTGCACCAGGTTGTCCACCATCCATGCGGCAGCATGATAGCCGAGGGTGCGCTCAGGGAGCTCGAGGGGGAGCGTATCGGTCCGCTCCCGGGGTGCGGGGAGCGTCTCGGTCACTTCGTGGCCCGCGCCTTCGCCCACGCCTGCAGAGCTACCACGCCAGCAGACTCGGCCTCAGACTCGTCAACGCGGTTGATCTCGATCTGCACCCTGCGGCGGTCGCCCTCGGTGAGGAGGAGGCTGGTGAGCATCGTGTTAACCGCCGCCAGCATCGTAGGGGAGCGTCGCTCCTGCTTCTTGTAGTTCGACAGGTCATCGCAGGTGGAGTAGAGAACAATCCAGTCCGACGGCTCATAGTAGCGAGTGAACGTGGACTGCTCCACAGCCTTCCACAGCTTCTTCGCAATCGGATGCCAGTCAGGATCGGGCTTAGGAGGCTTCACCTGCTCAGCAACCACATTCACGGGCTCCACGCCACCATCGAGCTTCCTAGCCTGAGTGGTGCGGTGCCCTTCCGTGCTGCGCTTCGGGATCGGTCCCTTAACTCCCATCGTCAACTCTCCTACAGGTATCCGGGGTGCTTACTCTTCGGCCTTGGACCTCGAGTCTTATTGCGACCATTGTAGCGGCGCTTTCTTGCCTCGACGGACTGCTGTTGTGTTCTTGCCATATGGCAGTGCTGGCAGAGACTCCTGAGATTGTCAGGGACGTGCGGCCCGTCCGGGAAGATGTGATCCACCTGATTCGCCTTGTTGCCGCAGAACACGCAAAGCCCGCCGTCACGCTTAAGGACCGTGCGCCTGATCTTCTCCCAGTCCTTAGGGAGCTCCTTACGGCGCCTGGACTGCCTACTCCACGCCATCTACATGCACATTCGAAATCTGGGCCAGAACATAGAAGCCAGCCAGCTCCCGCACGAGGTCAGTGATCGCATTCTCAGCGTCAATGCAGGCAGACAGGTACGCATTCCACGCATCATCGATGAACGGATCGCCAAGCTCCAACGACTCGCAGTCCTGAAGCTCCATCCACGTCTCTTTAAGTAGGCCAAGCTTCACTTTGAAGGCGTCCACGGCCAGGTTGGAGGTGTTGTCACTCATCACAGCACCTCCAGAGCCACATTGGCGTCGAAGCCGTACCGTTCAGCAATGAAGCCCCCCAGATACTCCTCCAGGGCCTCTTGCGCCTCCTGGATGCGGATGACCGCCTCATCCTGCTCCGCGTCACGCCGATGCGCCGGAACATCGAAAGCGCCACACTGATCCGCGTCATTCAGGGAGTCGATCAACTCATCGGCGGCAAAGTCAATGGCAGCCAAGGCGGCCTTGGTGTGCGCGCTCGCGACCTCCTCAATGAAGCTCATCGCACATCCCCCGGGTACGTCATCGACACGCCCTCATTCGAGGGTGAGCCTTCGCGGATGTCAAACAGGAACGACGGGGAAGCACCCTTCCCTCCGAAGTAGGCATGCTGGATCGACAGATAGTCGCCAGGGTAGACGTACATGTCTGCCTGGCCCTCATTCCTGAAGATCAGGGTCCCATCGTTTGTGCGCTCGGGGTGATTGTCGCAGAGGATCACATCCACCTCAGGCTTGTTCTTGTCACCGTAGACCAGCAGGTACAGCATCATGTTTCCTTTCACCAAGGCAGAGAACGCTTGTTGGACGGCAGGGGGGCGAGCTCGACACAGGGATGCCCCTGCTCGAACAGCTCCCTCGCGGTCGGGTAGCCAGTGCGCCCCTCCTTGATGCAGGGGGAGCAGCGACCCTTCGACGCGTAAGGACGAGTGTTAGGCCACTCCTTGATTGAGGCCCTAGAGGGGCGCATCTTCGTGCCGCAGGCAGCGCAGAGCTGGTCCACGCCCCAGTCGATGGTGGAGCGGGAGGGGTTGCTCTCGCGGCGGCGACGGTAGCAGGAGTTGCAGGTGCCCTTCCCGCCGTAGGGGCGGGGGCCGGGGGGCTCCTTTTCGCTTGTGTGGTGGGGGCGGATCGTTGCCCCACAGTCCTCGCAGGTGGGTGGGTTGTTGACCCAGTCGATGGCTGCCATGTTGTCCTTTCGCTTTGGCTGACCAGCACAGTTTACCACGCCAGGCATCTAGAGGCAAAAGGCGGGGCCCGCCCAGGCATACGCGAGAGGAAAGGAAACTCAATCGCGATCCATCCGGGCGGGCCCCTATCAGCGAGACCAGCATAGCTGGACGAGCGATCCGACGGCAAGCCCGCGCCGCCAGAACGTCGCGAAGTCGCCTAAGCCAATCTGAGAGCCTTTCGCGACCCCACCCAGGCCAGCACACACACCCGTACCCGTTAGGCCGCCCACGAGGCTCCCAGACCCATTCCCGGGGTGTGCGCAGGCCGACCGCCGCCCGGCCGCCGCCGCGGAGCTCTCTCTGGTGAGTGCCAGCCTTCTAGAGATGATCCACTGACTCAACCACAACCCAACCCTCTTGGTTGGTCTACGAGCACGTCAGTCAACAAGATCAGGTTCCAGCTCGGTACAGCAAGGAAGGGCAAGGACGGGATGAGTAGTCAGTAAGTTGACCCTCGAAGGTCGCCAGAGGATCACTACAGGAGGGTTGGTGCCTCGGAACGTTCAGAGACGACCAGGTGACCGAGTGTCAACTAGAGCCAGGTACGTGACTAGCCAACGAACCATCTCCTCGTCCTTGCTCTCGTAGACCAACTGGACCAAAGGGCCAAGGCGACGACCAAGGACCAACGGTCCGACGGTCGGAGCGAAGCGGAGCCGCACACACGAGCCCGAAGGGCGTAAGAGTTCTTCTTTGAGGTTCTTCTTTTAGGTTCGTGGCCAGATTCTGACCCCTCCCCTGGCCAGATTCTGACCCCTCCCCTGGGGTGCAAGAGGCGTCCCGCGCCTGCTACACTAGAGGTGTTCGACATAGGCCCCCGCAAGGTTCAGCTCACTTTCCCTTGCGGGGGCCGCCTCATGTCTGCTACGATGAACCTGCCGTCGAACACTTCAACAGAAAGCGAGCAAACATGTCCGACATCGTTGTCCACACCTTCCACGACCAGCAGGTCCGAACCATCGTCTCCCATGAAGGCGACCCACTCTTCAACCTCGGCGATGTCGCAGCCGCCCTGGAAATCAAGGACACTTCAAGGCTTGCGGCACGCCTGGAGGATGACCTGCGCCAGACGCACCCCATCCTTGATCGGCTTGGGCGCACGCAAAACGCCACCTTCATCACCGAGGCGGGCCTATATGAGGTGATCCTCAGAAGCGACAAGCCGGAGGCTAAGCCCTTCCGTCGCTGGGTCACTGGAGAGGTACTCCCCAGCATTAGGAAGACTGGCGCTTACAGCGTCCAGCCCAAGCTGGAAGGCCCTGAGCTCATGGCCTACGCCCTCATCGAGGCACAGAAGACCATCGAGGCTGCCACTGCCCGCGCCGAGGCCGCAGAAGCGCAGATCGAGGCCGACAAGCCCGCAACCACCCTCGGCAAGGCCATCACCGCAGGCGACGGAGACCTCCTCGTCCGCGACGTCGCCCGCATCCTCGCCTCACACGGCGTTAACATCGGCGAGAAGCGCCTCTACCGGTGGCTCCGCGACAATCAGTGGGTCACCAAGGGTACGGGCCGCTGTGGCAACCAGCCCACGCAGCGTCGCATCGAGCAGGGGCTCGTCCGCCCGCAGGTGCGACCAATCCACCTGCCAGGCGGGCGACTCATCGAGTCCGTGACCACGCTCATCACCGGTAAGGGCCAGGAAGACCTCATCAACGGCTTCCTCAACGGCTCCTACACCATCTGACAAACCCAAAGGGGGCCAGCCCCCACAACAAGGCTGGCCCCCACACACAAGAAAGGTAGTGACAGCATATGTCATTCACTGCGATCATGCAAGCCCTCAACCTCCCCGACACTATCAAGGGCGCCACGCGCCTCACAGCCATCGCCATCGCCAACCGCGCCAACATGCACCCTGGGCAGGGCGACGCCATCTGCGCCTGGCCTTCCATCAAAGGACTCTCCAGGGACATCGGTGCCAGTAAGTCAGCGGTGAAGAACGCCCTCAACGTCCTTGAAGAGCGCAACGTCATCACTCGCATCCACCGCACCGCCGAGGGGGGCCGCGACACCTCCACCCTCTACATTTGGCACCCGTGGCGTATCGACGGCTGGGACGACTCCGCTATGCGCCGCCGCGAAGACGCTGAGCGCGGATACGCCCGCGAGGAGGCCCCTGAGGTGCCCGCGAGCGCGCCAGCACCCGCACCGGCCACCCCTACCCCCCAGGCCCCCGCCAAGCCCACTGAGAAGCCCGCAGACGGCTTCACGGAATGGTGGCCCCACTACCCCAAGAGGGTCAAGAAGCTCGACGCCGAGAAGGCGTACCGCGCAGCCATGAAGCGCGGAGTAACCCCCAAGGAACTCCTCGACGGCCTCCAGCGCCAGAAGGCCGCATGGAAGGCCAAGGGAACCGAGCCGCAGTACATCCCCTACCCGGCCACATGGCTGCGCGCAGGCAGCTGGGAGGACGAGCTCGATCCCTCTGGCCCTAGTCAGGCCGCACCGGCCATCAACCCCAACACCGGCAAGCCGGTCACCCGCGACGACTTCGGGTACGCCTGCATCGCAGCCGGTATCGATCCCAACCTGTACATCAACTACTGGAAGCCCTACATGGGGCTCCCCTCCGACCCAACATGGTCGGGGTGGGCCGCCAAGAT